CCCGTGCCGGCCGCTGATCGCCGCGCTACTCGCCCCCCATCGCGACAGAGGAAATCCGCCCGAATAACGCAACCGCGTGACGGGCCATCCATGCACTCTGTCACGAAAGGAAATCGTTGCAATGGCAACGAACGCAAGCAACACCCTCCTCACCATCGACATGATCACGGCCCGTGCGCTGGCGATCCTCCATCAAAAGCTGAATTTCGTCGGCTCGATCAACAAGGAATATGACAACAGTTTCGCGCAGACCGGCGCGAAAATCGGCGATACCCTGCGCATCCGTTTGCCTAACCGCTATGTCGTGCGGCAGACAATGACGCTGGCACCACAAGCCACCATCGAGACAAACACATCGCTGACCGTCAGCAATGTGTCCGGTGTGGATATCTCGTTTGACACCACATCGCTGACGCTGAAAATTGACGACTTCGCCGCGCGCTACATTGAGCCCGCCTGTGCGGTGATCGCCGCGAACATCGAAAGCCGCGCGTTGGCGATGTTTAAGGATGTCTACAACCAAAGCGTGGTGACCGGCGCGCAAACGTTCAAGAATGTACTGCAGGCGCGCAAAATCCTGCTTGATAACCTCGCGCCGCAAAGCAAGCAGTGGCAGCTTCGCATCAACACGCAAGACAACGTTGACATGGTGTCGGAGCTGAAAGGCTTGTTTCAGCAATCAACCGCCATTGCCAACCAATACACGGACGGCGTGATGGGCGTGGCCGGTGGGTTCAATTGGGCCGAAAATACCCACCTTTCGACGTTCACTCGCTCGGCCGCTGTGAGCTATGCGGTTGACGTTACCAGCACTACCGGCGACACGACGCTGGCCGTCAAGACGGGCACAGGGACGGCACTCACCGGCGAGGTGTTCACCATTGCCGGCGTCAACCGGCTGCACCCGGAAACGAAGGTTGATACCGGCGTGCCGCATCAGTTCACACTGACCGCCGATGCTGGCGGGGCTGGCACGCAGACATGGAGTGTGTCGCCGGCTATCATCTTCACCGCTAGCACGCGCGGAGCGCGCGACAACGTGTCCAAGCTGCCAACGTCCAACGACGCGATCACGTTCAGTGGCACCGCGTCGTCATCTTCCGGTATCTCGCTCGCCTATCATCCGGACGCCTTCACGTTCGCCAGCGCCGATCTGGTTATGCCGGGCGGCGTGGACATGGCCAGCCGGGCGCAAAAGGACGGGATTTCGATCCGTCTCGTGCGTCAGTATGACATCAACAACGACTATCTGCCCTGCCGCCTCGATGTCCTTTGGGGTTGCAAGACGATCCGGCCGCAGCTCGCGTGCCGCCTCGTGGCTAACTGATTTCATCCGAAACTAGCTTGCCGGCAGGGGGTGGGTTCTCCCCCCGCTGTTTTCGCATCTTTGCCGAGTGCGCCCCTGCCGGCGTCGGCTGCTCCCCCAAAGGAACATGACATGACACTAACACCCGGAATGCGGATGCACGAAAGCGCCGAGCTCGATGCGGCGATGCAAGCCTACTTGAACGCGGGCGCCGATCCCTCCGCAGCGGTATTCACCGGCACCACCACCGTTGCCACGCTGGCCAGCACCACGATTAACAATTCGGGCACGATGAACACCGTCACCGGCGCGGTCACCGGCACCTTGACCGCCGCAAAGGTGGTGAGCACAACGTATATTGACAAATCGGTGGGCAACGCACTGACCGCTGTTGGAACCAACGTCGGCACTGCATTGCAGCTCACTAAACAGGTCAACAACGTGACCACCGCCGGCAGCGGAACCGGCGTTATCCTGCCCACCGTGGCCGCAGCCGGCGTCGGCGCCGTCGTGACGGTTTTCAATAACGGGGCCAATGATATCAAAGTTTACGGTGCGGGCTCTGATACCATTGACACCATCGCCGCGGCCACCGGCGTCACCATGACGAAGGCCAAATCGGCAGAGTTCTTTGCCGTTGCTGCCGCCACATGGATCAGCGCGCAGCAGGGCGCAGTGAGTGCATAATGCCAAACTCTGATCCGCAATACGGCGTCCCGACAGCAACCGGGACGCTGCAAGGCGTCGCAACGTTCGGCTGGAACGGCTCGGCATGGGTTGCCGACGCGCCGAGCGGTTCCACCGTCATCGCGTCCGGCAGCATCAATGCTGGCGGCTTTACCCCGCGTGTGACCGGCTCTGTCATTCGCCCATCCGACGCCACGCAGTATGCGATCGGCGATATGATCTGCCCAACCGGCTCGCCCGGCGTGCCAATCTCTTTCAGCGTGGCGCGGGCTGTAGGTGGCTCGGGCCGGATTACTGGCGTCCGGTGTGTCGTGTCGGCGGCATCCGGCACGATCGTATTGCCGGCCTTCGATCTACTGCTATTCCGCCCGGAAGCCAACATACCGTTTGCCGCCGCATCGTATCCGATTGACAATGCGGCGCTAAGCGTATCCGCCGCGGCAATGGCGGAACTAGTCGCTATTTTCCCGCTTTCCGCGACGGGATGGCGCAATCAAGCTGGCGGCGCGACCGCGGCTGGAACCGGGATTTATCAGAGCGCGACGCTATCTAGCGGGAGACCGTATGCGCCATTCAATCTGACATCGTGTGGCGGGCAGGTAGTGTTAGGGCTTCTACAGGCGCAGAACACATGGAACCCCGGCGCCGTCGTCAACACCATCAGCATCGCACTCGACGTGGACCAAGACTGATGAGCACGCTTGGCGCACGCAAGGCGCTGTTTACGGGGCGTTTTCCGCCGCCCTCGCTCGATCTGAATTTCTGCGCCGGTTTTCTGGACCCGCGCATTACCCTCACTCGTGCGGCCGGTGCTGCGACGTATTTCGATGCGACCGGCACCTTGCAGAACGCGGGCACCAACGTTCCGCGCTTCGACGTTGATCCGGCAACGCTGGCACCGCGCGGACTGCTGATCGAGGAAGCGCGGACTAATCTGCTGCTGAATAGCGCAACGCTCGGCACGCAGACGGTTACAGTGGCAGCGGCGCCAAATACGCTATCGTTTTATGGCACCGGCACGGTAACGCTGTCCGGCGTCTCGACTGCGGGACCATTAGTTGGCACCGGAGCGAGCGACCACGTTTCGCTGACGTTCACACCGACCGCCGGATCGCTGGTCTGCACCGTCACCGGCAGTGTGTCGAATGCGCAACTAGAGCTCGGTGCTTTTCCGACATCGTACATCCCCACGGCCGGCGCTACGGCAACGCGGGCGGCGGACATTGCCTCCCTCCCGTGGGTTTACACGACGCCCGGAAGCATTTGCGTTGAGGCATATATTGCAGGCGGCGTAACAAACGGTCGCGTTATCGGACAAACCACCGCGCAGCTTGCGCCATTGATCTATCAGGGCGGAACTACGGTTCTGCAAATGTGGGATGGTAACACTGTCCTAGCGACGCCCAACGGAGTTGTACCAGGATCAGTCAATAAAATGGCGAGCACATGGGGGATGGGCGCGGGGACGATTTCACTAAACGGGCGTATCACATCTGGGCTGCAACCAGTGGGTTATGCTGCTCTGAACACGATGGCATTATTTCAGGACAATCTTCCCGCCGCCGAGCGCGTATCAGGCTGGCTTAGTCGGGTGCGCTACTGGACGCAGGCATTATCGCCGCAGCAAGCGCAGCGGGTGACGGCATGATCCAAACGACGGGCGATCTAATCACATTCTGCCTGCGTGCGTCCGGCATCAACGGCATCGGCCAGACGCCTAGCGCGGAGGACGCGAACACCGGGCTTGATCTGCTGCGGATGCTAATCGCGCAGTGGCAGCGCAAGCGCTGGCTCGTGCCGTCGCTCGCCGACATGGCGATCACCAGCACGGGCGCGCAAAGCTATACGATCGGCCCGGTGCGGCCGGCCTTGCTGCACGCGGCATATGCTCGGCTACTGCCGGCCGGCCCTAATCCGCTCGATGTCCCGCTCGGGATCATCGAAAGCCGGGAGGATTACAGCCAAATCACGCTCAAATCGTTGTCCACATGGCCGTCCGTGGTGTGGCTGGATACCGCATGGCCGACCGGGCGCGTCTATGTCTGGCCGATCCCGCCGGCCGGGCAATTCGAGCTACATTTTGTGTTTCCGGCCGCACTGCCGACTTACACCACATTGACCGATGCCATCGATCTGCCGCCTGAATACATCGAGGCGTTGCTGTGGTCTATGTGCGTGCGGCTGCAGATGAGCTACGGCCTGCCGTCACGGCCGGATCATGTGATGGCGATGCACCAATCGGTTGCCGTGGTATCAGCGGCAAACACGCAGATCGGCACGCTTGTCTCGCCGATCGGCTCGCGCCGCGGCGGCTCGCTGGCGGCCGGCAGCTCGGCCGGCTTCATGTCCGGCGGGATGGTATGACCGATCTCGTTTATCCCGCGGAGGGCAACCCGGCAGGCACGGAGGACGTGCGCTTTCCGCCGGATGCGGTGTTTGACGTGACGGCGACAGGGCCGGCCGGCGCGATTGGACCGACTGGACCGACTGGACCGACTGGC